GGTCAGCGCCTGGCACTTGCTTAAACAGCTCCGGTAAATCTTCAATATCTACCCCGTATCCGAACACCGCATAATCAATATAAAACTTTTTATCCCGAATAAACCCTCGCGTGATTGCTGTCGGGTCTTGCGCAAAACCCCAGTCTGCGCCGAAGAAAAAACGCTCCTCTTTGCCCGCTGTAAATTCCTGAACCGTCCATTTGTCTTTTAAAATTTGTGCATCACTGTTTGACCAATAATACCCATCCCAAATATGCGCATACAACCCAGAATCCATTGTCTTTTGTGCGTGCTGCCGCTGTTCTTCCAGCACATCTGGAAACCACGGATTATCTGAGTAATTGACCTTCGCTATCGCACTGCGCGGCGGGGTGTTTTGAATAAAACGTTCATCGACGGGGCTGTTTTCGGTGCGTGGGTTCCAGATGACCCAGATTTCAGACTTTGGCGCTCGGATGGTGGGTTCTAAATCCAACCAACTGGCCTCAGGAATATCCTCAGCTTCTTCGACAATGCAAAGGTCAATCTGAGCCATCGACTTAATACTCCCCATATTATGACGCAAACCCCGAAAGATAAACTCCGTGCCGTTTTTACCGCGCAGATAATCCACGCCAATCTCATAATGCGCTTCTAAAAATGGCACCGATTGAATCGCGTTTTTTAATTCGGCATGAAACGATTCTTTAATCGAAACCTGCAACTCTCGAGTACATAAAATCCGCAACTTTTCCCGATACCCAGCCAAAGCCGCCATGAGCGCGAAGGCATACGACTTGCCTGACCCCCTCCCCCCATAAGCACATCGGTATCGAACCGCCCCGCGTTCCGGCAAAAAGACATCAGCAAACACATCACCCAACTTAATCTGGTCGGACAAACACCACCTCAACCGGTCTTAAACTGCCATCGCTGTTCGTAATATCATGCTTAACGGGTTCATTAAAACCATGCATGGCGTTAATCTCTTTAACTGCGGCCACCCGATCTGAGTTCTTATCCCCATGACTGGCAATCTCAGCTAAAATCTCAACCGATTGCGCCCGCGTCCAAATTCCTTGTTCCGCCAGTTCTTGCTTAATCTCATCTATCCTTGGTGAAACCTTAGACGCCAATGCCGAAGCATTTGACCAAATCGTATTCTCTTTTAAATCACTGGCATTCTTTTTAATTTGTCGATAAGCGTCTGAATAACTGGTTCCATTCGCCACTAACTGCGCAAATCTTTCTTCTCTCGCATTTAGTTTCATCGCTGATGCTCAATCTTCGGCAGGTCTTTAATGCTGAAATACTGCTCACACGGCACACAGTACGCCTGGTTGCTGCCGTAAAAGTACGACAAATTTTTATTGCCACACTTTGGGCATTGATGTTCACTCATGATCCATTTCCTCTGGATAATCTTCATGGCCGCAATACGGGCATTTAAGCTTCTGCAACACGAAATCCCCGATGCTCCACCACATTGAACACTTCATGCACATGAAATGATGCAGTTGTTCGACGCTGTACTTAATCATCAAAATCACCAAAAAAATGACGATAGAACAGATTAATCGCTAAAACCGCCACAAGTGGTAGGGCAATCAACAAAAACGCCGCTATGCTTAAAAATTTAAGAATTTCGTGCATAATCACCACGCCCAATAAAAAACAACAGATGCAATCAATACAAAAACCACAACATTATTCACCAGTGCTTCCAAAGCCACCCTCCCCGCGTTCGGTTTCTTGACTGAATGATTCAACTTCGGTGAAATAGCTCAGACTGGTTAACGCCGGCGCAATCATCAATTGCACGACACGAGCATCCGGTTGAATGGTGACAATTTCATTCGATAAATTAATTAACGTTGCTAAAATCTCACCCTGATAGTCTGCGTCAATGATTCCAATTCCGTTGGCTAAACTAATCCCACGAGCACCCCAGCTTGAACGGATCGCCAACTGACCCATTAACGACCTGTTTTTAATAAACATTGCAATGCCAGTCGATAGCTTAAAAATTTGACCCGGATACAACGTCAGCGGTTCATCAATCATCGCGTGTAAATCCACCGCCGCGCTATCTTTGCTTCCGCGTGTTAATTTAGCGCGCGCGTCTAATTTCTTAAATTCGATTCTGTGTATTTGCATCATTCCCCCGTCAATTCTTTATCCACCAGCGTGGCGTAACCGGCAATATCCCGCCATGAATCAAAATAATCCGGATCACCATTGAGAATACGCCCGATCTTATGCGCAATCATTTCTAACGCTTCGGTTTGATACGGGGCCAAATCATTCCAGCGCCGTCCGCTTTGCATCACGATTTTGATGTTTTGCGTCAAAACCGCATGGTCGCAGAAATCACCGTACCGATTGCCACGTTCTTTCAGCGTCGCTTCCAACTCGCTGTCTTGTTTCATCTTCGACTCATAACGCCATGCTTCTTCTGTCATTTCAATCCTCGGTACGTTGTACAAGTTCACCGGCGGCAACCAAAAATCAGGCCACTTAATGCTCATCATCTAAACGACTGACTAGCAAATCGACTGCAAAAACGATTTGTTCAAAAATCTGGCTGGTAAAATCATCCCCGCTTCGCATCAAATACCCCTCAACCTGCGATAGCACCCGCACAATATCCATCGCTTCTTTTCGATCCAGCTCAATCATAAATTAAACATCCCCCATAAAATCCCAATTGCAATCGCTGACACCCACACACACACGGCCATCAGCAAATGACCTTCAAACACAACTCGATTCTCGGATTTGTCTTGTCCGGTTTTTCTCTTTTGATCCACAATTCCTCCACTTGCTTGTCATCCACCCACACCCCCGCCAGCGTTAACGCATCAAACACCGCTTTTGGGTAATTATCTAAATCTCGTTTCCTTCTATCCTTCGGGAACACCCGCATAGACACCGATACCGGCTCACTTAAACCTGGCGCCACTTTACCCAGTAATTCCACCATCGTTTTTTTATACGCCTTGCCCTCCGGACTGATCACCGTATGCCCCCTAAAATGGCGGTAATAGCGGTTATTGCTCGGTGGGATCGGGATCGATGCCTCAAAGGTGGTCATACAGTTGTAGATTGATGTAATCGTTAAACGTATCCTGACGCGCCACGGTCAGCGGATCAGGTGATTCATACAGACAACTGGCTAAACGAATCGCCACCCGTTCTGCAAACGCTTCTCGCACCGCATAATTCGGCGCTGGCCGGCCCGCTTTTTTACAGCGAGCCACAAACCAGGCAATGTCTTGTTCCCAGGCGTCCATGATCAAAAACCTATGGCATCATTTTCTTTATGCCATGCTCGATGACATTCAGAACATAACCATCGAACAGACAATGGTTGATTGTAATCATCATGATGACCTTCAATCCTCACTCCCGTCTTTCCGCATTCAGAACACATTTTTTGTTTCATTAAATTTCCCTTCTTAATCGCATTATTTACCTGATTAATCACTTGTCGTTTTTTCGAATTATTTAAAACCCATTTTCTTTTTGCCCTGTTATGGGCCTCCTTGCCCTGTTCTGTATTTGAATAGGATTGTCTGGCTTCCACTCTATCTGGATTGTTTGCCCTGCTTCTGTCATATTCAAGATAATAATCTAAGTTTTTAAGTCGATTTTCTTGAGTATCTTTTTTATTGCATTCCTTACACTTGTTTAAATGACCATCACCCATAGCCTTATGTTTATAAAAATCATTTAATGGTTTTTTCTCATTACACTTAAAACAAGTTTTCATCCTATTCACCTAAAATCATTTAATTTTTTAACCGTCGCTAAATGTAACGACTTAGTTAAAAGGTATATCATCTTCAAAGTCTTCATCTTTCGCCGGTGCGGATTCTGATCCATTGCTTTTTGCCGGTGCATCGTCATCGTCAAAAATCGACACCATCAAGTTATCGCGGATGTCTTTGCCGTTTTGACGGTTCATGATGTTTTGCAGCATCAAACAACCGGCCAGATTCACCGTCGGGTCAATCAACACAAACTCGTTATCGTCTTTTTTGATGATTGATCCCAAACGCACATAGCGCCCCTTTTTCTCCCCGTCTCGGTTTGTGTATTCACCGGTTTTAATCACTAAGCGTTTAGCCATTGAGTGTGCCTTTTTTGCGTGGAGCAAATCGCCCCTGTTTTAAAATTAACTCGCCGTTCATTTCGACCGCCAGCGCCTCCGGTTTCCCGAAGGTCGCATTGAAAGCGGTTAAAAACTCAGCGAGTGGTGGTTCTTCGGTTTGTATCCGGCTCCAGACCTCGGCCCGATTTGTGCGTTCAGCCTGTACCGCCTGTGCAGCGGCTTCGGCTTCTCGCTCGGCCTTGATTCGGGCTTTGGCTTGGAGTCGGGTTAAGCTTTCTTGCAGACTATCCATGCATCTCCTTCAAAATGGCATCCGCTAAATCCATGCTGAACTCAACCCCGAATTTATCAATGATCTTTTCAGCGGCGGTTGTGGGTTTCGTGTACTGCGTGATCCGATAGCCATCCACTTTGCGTTTAGGTTTTTGTTCCATTTTTGAAGTTATAACTTCATTTTTGGAACAATCCCTATTGATGGTTGCAACACCAACACCCAACACCTCAGCCGCTTCCCGTTGAGTCATGCCGTCATTTATAACTTCTATTTGGATTTCCTGAAAAATCTTCATAAATGGCCGCCCATAAATCACGTCTAGGCACAAACACACATTCGGAATGGTAATTATTTCCATTGCTTCTATATGTTTTTTGTTTTGCCTTCTTATAAACTTTTGACCATGCTGTAACTCGTTTAGAAAAAGCAGCCAACAACATAGGAAACGGAATCAACATCCAACGCCCTGTCTCTTTCCAAAACCATAAAATATAATCTGTCCTTTTTTCCTGGTTTAACGTCCAACCTTTGATATTTTTTTCGACAACCGAAAATGTTTCTAAGGCAATATCATCAAATCCTTTGAGCGCCCAATCTTCTTCTCTAACTTTACAATCAATACCTAAATGCTTTCCGCTTTCATGCTCAACCCAAAAGTCAACGCCATTCCGATCATTCTTCTCGTGTGATGGGTTTACATTAAGCGCACCTGGAATCTGATCTAACAGTATTTTTTCAATGGATATGTTTTCAGAAGCACCTTGACTCATTGCCAGTCTTTCATCAAATTCATAAACAATCGGCTTACTTAATTCCATTTTCCCCCCACGAAGACCAGTCTTTTCTATCTCCCCTTGAAAACAGTTCCAAATATGGCCCATGACTACAAGACTCGACCAAATCATAAAATTCAACCGGTTTTGAGCTATGGCCATTTTCACCTCTCGGTGCATCAAATCGAGTTCCAACATCTTTCCTTTTCAGTTCCAATGATCCTTTAACACCAAACAAAACATGCTCAGTTTGCCCCCTAAAATAATTTCCCATACCAAATGATGGTTTGACCCAAGTTAAACATGTGATATATCTAAAGCCCCATTTTTCTAATAGCTGAAAACCTTTTGGCAATGACCTATTTGTGATCCATAAATAGATATGCGAATCATCCATTGCCAAATCGTTAACCGGTAAATCCATCAATTTATGAATAGACAATGTTTGATAATCCGGTTTTGCCCGTCCTAATTGATCGTTATCCCCTTCATCTCCCCAATCCCATGGCGGGTCAATGACAATCGTTGGAAACTTTGCATCTATCTTTAAAATGTCAGAATCAGCACGAGACTCAATTTTTTCCCGGTTTTCTTGCCTTTTTTGCTCACGCTGTTCTTCTTTCATTTCGCGTTTTGCTTGTGGCAATGTTTTTTCACCATCTTTGATTTGCTTAAAAACTTCAGGTCTTTCTTGCTGAATTTTCTTTGCATCGGACACATACTTGCCACCAACTCCAACGGCTTTGGCGGCTTGGTCGCGTGACTTGGTTTGTTCTTTCGGTTCTGGTGTGGATTCACTTGGTGGCAAAATTGCCACAATGTTATCTTTCTTCAAATCAGTCCGCTCACCCTGCCTTTTCTTCGCCTCGGCTTCAAACAACGGCAACAATTCAACAGCGGCGGTGGCTTTTTGGCTTTGGCTCAAATGGCGACGTTTTAAATTCAAAGAAACAACAAAATTTAATGGATCATCCCCTTCATAATCTTTAGTGACAGGATCAACACCCACATCTTGACAGGCTTTAAACCTATTTCTTCCGTCTAAGATTTTTCCTTCATAGAGACAGATCGGCTCTAGCAATCCGTTTTGTTTAATGTCTTGTTTTAATGCAACAAACTCATCAGGAGACATTAACGGAAAAATATCAGCGTATGGATGTGTTTTATATTGCATAACTATTTCCTGTCATTGTTTCAATTCCGGTTGTTTGATATATTTCTTCTGTCATTAGTTACACCTCGTGTGTGTAGTTGATGAAAGTCTGCGGCGGTGATGACTGCACTTGCCGCAGGCGTTATAAAACCGCCTTAATCCCCCGAATCGCCTCCAAAGCCGCTTCCTTGTTCCTCGGTTTCGGCAATCCGCGTTTAAAATACCGATACGCCGCGCCCTTATGTCGCCAGTCTTCTGGGTTTCTCGGTTTTGCCAATTCGATAAACTCCGCAATCGACGGGGGCCAGGTTTTTTCTTTGCGGCAACGGTACAAACCCAGCTTGATTTCATCACCGGTTAATTCCGCTAAGGCTTCGCCCCATTCCTGGCGATGCTTGACCATATCGGTCTCCGATTCAAACTGCTGCAAAAAGCGATTGCCATAGATGGCTTTAAACCGGTCAAAGAGAGCCGTTTGCCAATGCTCCGGCAATGGCTTCTCGGTGGTGCTGGTCGATGGCCGCGCTGATTTTTGATCGCTGATCGCGTCGGGTTTCTTGATGAGTTGTTGAATGGGTTTCATAATGCTTTCCGTTGACTTTGTTTCTGTCTTGTTCTTTGGCTAACCAGTTCGTGATAAATGCCTTAACGCCGGTTTTCGTCTTTCGGCGTTTTTGATTTGAATCTAACCAGCCAATCATCTTGCGGATTTCTTGCGACACATCGACCGCCGGATAAAGCTCGGTGTAGTAGTCAATGTCGTGCTGGGTAATCGCGTGGTAGGTGTGTTTTTGATTGAGCGGTAAATTAAAAATAATCGGGCTGTCGTCTTTGTCGGTCTTGAGCGGTAGCTCAGGACAAGAATTCTCCGTAGGAGAATTACTCTCTGGAATCAGGTTAAGGGAATCAGGAATCAGGGCGTTCTTGTCTGATTCTTGCACCGTGCTTGCACCGTTCTTGTCTTGTGCTACGGTTTCACCCTTCTTAAAAAGCCTTATTTTTCCTGTGCATAGACCATTTTTTCCCCGCTCGTGCGAAGTATAAAAACCGTCCTTATCAGGTAAGTCTGAATCTTGTTCTTTACCGTGTGGTGTTTGATGTTCTAAAAAATTTAGGATCACAATCACTTTTTTTCCGTCTGCGACATACCTTTCGATAAATCCCCAATGCTCTAACTCTTGCAAGCACTGTTCTATATCCATATTGTCATACGGGAATAATTCGCCTTTGATCCGTTTAGGCCGATCTTCTAAACGACCCTCTCTGTCAGCCAGCATCCACAGCCCTGGGAACATTAATCTCGTCCATAAAGAACACTCGGCCAAATCTTCATTTTTATAAAACCCTGGTTTTATATTTCTACTTCTAGCCATGTTCACCATCCGCTTCTTTTCTTCTTTGGCGAATCTTTTTCAACCTTTCTTTTGTATATTCTTTGAAATCATCTATGCATCCGGATATTCGATCTGGGTATTTATCAATAATGAAATACAACAAATTTTTTACATCTGCTGGATATAAATCATTTTCAATAAGTGCTTTTGTAAAAGCAGGGCTACATGTGCCTAAATCGGTAGCGTCAATGCAATTTTGAAAGGGTAAATAATCACACTCTCTACAATAGCCAAATAGTCTTATTACAATATCTATTGCCTCATACACGTCGATATTAAAAAATTCTCTTTCTTTGTTAATACGCAGGTGGCTTATTTCGTCATGCACATCTTCTTCTAGCGAATAACAGTCTTCGCAATAAATCTCAAATTCGAGATTAAAAGGCATAGGGATACCTGATTTTCCTGCGCTATATAACTCCTTAGCCCTATTTCTCCCACCGTGCTTTGATCTGCCAATTTTCACAATACCTGGCATTGCCGGATTGCTCAGGATGTAAACGTATCCGTTATATTTATTCATCGTTATCACCGTTCTAACACCGTAAAAAAATAATGCGGAAATGCGTTACGGTGATACGCACGTTCGGGAGCTACCCTATCCGCATTAGTTAAAAACTCAGTTCTGATCGTTCTTAGAGTTCTGTAGATTTCCAAACGCTTTTGACATAAGCTCAAACTGACGCTGTTTTTCATTGAGGTATTGGTCAATGATGTGTTCGCCCATTTCAGATAACGACTTGTTTTCCAGCTCCGCTAAAACCAGCACCCTGGCTTTCTTCTCAGATGAAATGTGGATATTGATGGATTCAGTTTTTTTATCGCTCATCAGTCAGTTCCAAAAAAAAGACCGCATCCTTGCGGTTAACGAAGGTCATATGAAACGCGCCGACTATTACCGCCGCCGGCTGGGCGGTTTATTCTGATAACTCTTTACACACGCTAACGAGTTTGTAAGCGTGGAGCGGTGGCACAAATTGCCGCTTTCTTTTTATCCAAATCGAAATATTGTTCGGATCGATACCCAGCAACCGACTCAGATTGGCTTTACTTCCAGCAAATTCAATGGCCCGGTCAACTCTCACTTTGGGCGCTTCAATAGGGGTTTGTATCTCTTTCATCTAAACTTCAAAAAAATTAAGATCGATTCAATTATACACAAAAGCAATTAAAATAAAATAAGTTTTATTTTTTCTTTGACAAGTTATAAAATTTATTTTAATATTTTAACCCATGGATCAGGAAAGCAGGGAAATGCAGGGCAGTGCATCGCACTGCATCGCAGGGCAATGCAAAGCATAGCAACTCAAAGCAACGCGGATTACCGATTCGCTGAGTCGGTAATACCGAGTCGGTTTTGACTCATGGAGATATAGCATGGATGCAGCTCATCACACAGGTGATTCAGCCGGGCCGATTGTCACGCAAATCCAAACCCGGCAGTCAGCGATGGAGTCACTACCTTGCAGAACGTACTCCAGCTCCAGGCGCAAACCGATTAGCCCACGTTACGGGCGGACATTCACGGCCACGGATGGCGACTTTTGAGGAGAAGATCATGGCTAAATTTGAAACGACGGTCATCGTTAATGACCAAGAACACGAGGCCGAGGTTGAGTTTTACCACCAACCCGAAGAACAACAAACACTGGAACACCCAGGCTGTGATGAAAGCGCGCATATCGAGCGCGTCATTATCTGGATCGGTGCTTTGAAGGTCGATCTGCTTGATCCCATGTACGCATGGATTCTGAACGCTGACGACCTGGCGCTGCTGGAAACCGAAGCCCTTGAATCGGTAACGGATCAGGAGTGCTACTGATGGACATGAGCAAAGCAACGGCCAAACAAAAAATCAATCTGGCTTTGGATGAAGTGCGTCAAGTGCTGATGGAGTTAGGCCACACAGACGCCAGAATCAATCTGGCGGAAATGGAGATCGCCGGACAGGCCGCGCTTGATCTGCTGCAACACGAAGCCATTGAAGAACAGGCCAGAATATTAACCAGTTTTAGGAGTATGTCAGCATGACCGTCATTACACAAAAACAAGCCGACGGCTGGATGGTCGTCTGTCACAACCAAAGCAAAACCATTTTTTCACGCTGCAAAGACAGCGACCGCAAACGGGCGTTTAAATTAGCGGCTCGTGGATTCTGGCAACTGGTCAATGGGGAACACGCATGAATCAAAAAACCATCACAATCAAATATACATCATACAAATCTGGACATGATCCTAAAGACATGCTGGAGCTGGTTGGCGAGATGATCGAAAAAGAAATTGATGAAGGCCATTTGAATGACGGATTCAGTTTAATCAACTGGAAAACTACAAAGGAAGCAGACCATGACTAACATGGCGCTGGGACTGCGCCCCATGACCAATGCTGAATACCACGCATCCGAAGGCATCAGCAGCAGCAATTTAAAACTGCTCGCTGAGTCGCCGGTGCATTTGAAACACAAACATCTGTTTCAGATGAAATCCAGCGCGTTTGACTTCGGATCACTGGTTCATGCTTTGGTGCTTGAACCGGAAACGGTGGATGATGAATTTGCCATCCTGCCAAAGTTTGACCTGCGCACCAAAGCCGGAAAGGAAGCTAAAACCGAATTTGAAGCCCTTCACGGCACGAAAACCATTTTAACCACCGAAGACATGGTCACGGCTGAAAAAATGGCTCAAAACGTCACAGCGATAGCCGGCGGGCTTTTAATGAACGGCGTCGCTGAACAGTCGTTTTTTGCCGAAGAAGACGGGCTGATTCTCAAATGCCGTCCAGACTATTACATCCAGTCTGCTGGCGTGGTGGTGGACTTAAAAACCACAGCGGATATTAGCGAGTTTGGCATCCGTAAAAGCCTGACGAATTATAACTATCACTGGAGCGCGGTTTGGTACATGAAAGCACTAAACATGCTTTCTTTGCCTGCAAAGAAGTTTGTGTTTGTGTTTGTCGAAAAGACAGCGCCGCACATGGTCAAGATTCGCGAACTCACACCCGACACCTTAGAAACCGCCCACTTTGAAATTGAGCAAATGCTGGACGGCTACCGAGATTATTTAAAAACAGGCCGCTGTAATGTCGTGAAACCTGCGGCTATTTTTGGAGAACAATAAATGACTCAAACAAACCTGATCGCATCAGATACCACCATCGGATTTAACACCCAAGCCAGTTTTGAACTGGTACAACGCGCCGCAAAAATGTTGGCCAGCTCCACTTTAGTACCCAAAGACTATCAAGGCGCAGCAGGCATGGCCAATTGTGCAATTGCCCTCAATATGGCGCAACGGATGGGAGCCGACCCGCTCATGGTGTTACAAAATCTGGTCATTGTGCATGGCCGTCCCACTTGGAGCAGTCAATTCTTAATTGCCACTTTCAATTCCTGCGGTCGTTACTCATCACTGAAATTTGAGTTTTTTGGCGACAAAGGAACCGATGATTACGGCTGTCGAGCGACCGCTAAAGAATTATCTACGGGCGAGGTACTCACTGGGCCAGATGTGACCATTGCCATTTCAAAAACCGAAGGCTGGTATAACCGCAACGGCAGCAAGTGGAAAACCATTCCTGAACTCATGCTCAGATACCGAGCTGCCGCATGGTTTATCAGAACCGTCGCACCGGAATTATCAATGGGCCTGCATTCATCTGAAGAAATCCGCGACATGGAAGAAAAAGAAATTAATCCGCGTCCGGTCAGTAAAGGCCCATCGATTAACGATCTGATTAATCAGAGCATCGATGCTGAAACCGGAGAGATTCAAGAAGCAGAACCGGTGGACTTAGACGAAATTGCGAACTCAGTTTAAAGACTCCTCAACGTCCTCGGCAAGGCGTTAAAAGGCCGGTTTGGATGCAGCACATAGCATTGCAGTGCACTGCATAGCAAAGCAGGGCAAGGCAAATCAAAGCAACGCGGGCAGCCGATTCACTGAGTCGGTTGTACCGAGTCGCTTTTGACTCAAGGGAAGCAGTGCAGGGCATCGCAATGCATAGCAGTGCAGCGCAGCGCAATGCAAAGCATCGCAGGGCATTTGAAAGCAACGCGACCTGAGCAAGTCACTAAAAGGCTCATTCACTTAAAATCGGAGAAAAAAAATGATAAGAAACGCAACCATCAAAGTCATCGGCTTTCAGCCTTTATTGCAATCCAACCCAACCACAGTAGATCGCTTTCATCCGATCTCTAAACGCATGGCCGCGATTAACGCCAGAAAAACCCGCCGCACCGATGAAGATTATTTGGAATTAAGAGAGCTGGAAATCAAAGCAAAAACCTATTTTGATGAAAAACTTGGCGTCTATGTCCCAGGCAGTTGGTTAATTGAAAGCTTTGGCAAACATTCGCACGCAATGGCAAAAATTCCTAAAGCGGAAATACGCGGCTCCATGTTTGTGGCCGATAAATTAAAACTGGTTTACAGCGGTATGGATCGGGTCAAAACCTTAGAAGATATTGTCAAAAATGATGAGTTTCATCATTTGATGAATGTCAAACAAGGTCAAGTCAGAGTCATAAAAGCCTGTCCCATCTTTAACGATTGGAGCTTTGAAACCGAATTAGAATTTGATGACAAAATTGTGGATAAAACCGATATTGATCGAATTTTTAAACATGCGGCTCGCTTAGGCGGTTATGGTGATTTTAGACCGACCTTTGGCCGCGCCAATGTGGAGATTACGCATGGTTGATTTATATGAAATATTGAATGAAAAAGGGCTGATTTATTATGGATCACATTTGTCTGGCGATCTAATCCGGCACATTGCCGGCATTGAAGAAATTAAAGACGATGAGTTAAAAACAATGGATGTAAAAACCATCAGAGAGCGCATTAACACACAAGAATTAGCCGAATTAAATGTCACGGGTGCATTAAGAATGGATTTATTAGAACGTGGCATGTATTTAAAAAAAACCGGTCTCGATTACCGGATTTTATTACCGTCAGAAAATGCCGATCAAGTGAAAAGTTATCTGAAATCATCAGACAAAAAGTTAAAACGAGCGGCGTTATTACAAGCCAATACACCGAAACAAATCGGCAATAAACCCAATCAAGAAATCACCCGTTTGCAGATGAAAATGCAATCAAATCAGGAATGGGCGGATCGAATAAGTTTGTAGTTATTTTTGAAGGCAATGCAGTGCATCGCAAGGCATTGCATCGCATCGCAAAGCATCGCAAGGCATTGCATCGCAAAGCATCGCAACTCAAAGCAACGCGGGCAGCCGATTCACTGAGTCGGTTGTACCGAGTTTTTTTGAAACTCAAGGGAAGCAAGGCATCGCATCGCATTGCACCGCAGCGCATCGCATCGCATGGCAGTGCAAAGCATCGCATTGCAAAGCATCGCAGAGCATTTGAAAGCAACGCGACCTGAGCAAGTCACTAAAAGGCTCATCACACTTTCACAGGAGAAAAAATGGCAACAGAACAACAATTTTACGCAGCCGCACCGGGCAACTTAAAACAAAAACTGGATGAAAAAAACCAGCTAAGCGATATGAATGAATTGTTGATTGAACAGATGCAGCTTTTAGCATCGATCGATACCGATGAAGTGACGCCAGAACAACTGACCAAAGCCACACAACGGTCAGCCGCATTAGCCGCGTTAGCCGATAAGGTCATCAGTTCTGAACGATTGCTGTTTGATCAGAAAAAAGAATTTTCTATTGTTTCAACCCAGAAGTTAATCGGATGACCTTTAAATATACGACAGAAATGATTGATTGGTTGCGATCGCATCAGCACTTAAAACGTCCGGATCAGCAAAAGCAATTTAACGCCACGTTTGGCTTAAACAAAAGCTTAGGTGCAATCAACAACATCTGTCGTCATCACGGGTTTAAATCTGTGATTCATCCTAAAAACTGGATAACAGATGAGCAACTGGCGTTTTTAGAAACCATTCAGCATTTAGAACGCAAAGATCAAGCGGTGAAGTTTAATGAAAAGTTTGGCACTCAAGTCACTTCGAAACAGCTAACCAATCATTGCTATCACAGAAAAATTAAGTCTGAATTTCAGCGTGAAGATGTGTTTAAAAAAGGCCATAAAACTTGGAACAAAGGCAAAAAAGGCATTCATTTATCACCCGATTCGGAATTTAAAAAAGGCTGTTTGCCACCGTCTTATAAACCCATTGGTTCGGTTACATTTGACGGCCAGGCTAAGCAATGGTTGATTAAAGTTGAAGACCCCAATGTCTGGCGGAAAGCCTCTCACATCATCTGGGAAAAAGCACACGGCAAAAAAATGGAAGAAGGCGGTTTGATTTTATTTTTAGACGGCAATAAAAATAATCTGCATTTTAGCAATCTAAAGTACGTTAATCGTGCTGTTTTTGCCGGCCTCATGCGAAAAAAGGCCCATCATGATGCACCTGAACACAAAGAAATTTTGATTCATGTCTTGCAACTGCAACAGCAAATTAAAGAGTTAACCGATGAAATACCGTCCTGAACACGATCAATTTTTAAAACAACATCAGCACATAAGTCGTGCAGAGTTAGCGGCAATGTTCAATAAAAAATTCGGCACAAACATCAGTGTCAATGCGATGGGTAAACGTTGTTTGTCGTTAGGGTTATCGTCAACTTATACCTGGTATTTCAAACTGACCGACGAACACATTCAATACCTGCGCGATCATCAGCACTTAACTCGTCCAGTCTTGCTGGCGCAGTTTAACGCAAAGTTTTCGGCAAACTTAACGATGGACGGGCTAAGTACCCGTTGCTATCGCTTAAAAATCAAATCAACTGCGCAGAAAAAACCGAACAGCGGTTGTTTTAATAAAGGCTTAACCCCGTGGAACAAAGGTAAAAAAGGATTGAGAGTTTCACCCGCCAGCGAATTTAAAAAAGGCAATTTGCCAGCGCAAACCAAACCCGTCGGCTCCATGCGCCGCACGTTGCGAGATAACATCTTGCAAATCAAAATCGCCAATCCAAAGGTCTGGCGTGATGTGCATAAACTGATCTATGAAGAACACCACGGCCCGATCCCCAAAGGCCATGTGATCATCTTCTTAGACGGCGACAAGAATAACTTTGACGTGCAAAACTTAGCCTGCATCAGTCGTGGCGTGCATTCGCAAATGTGCAGGGACGGTGTGTATAAGCTGAAAAATGTTGATCTGAAAGAGACGCACATCAACGTCTATAAACTGAAAGAAAAAATTAGGACGCTGGCATCATGAATAAACGATTGCATGAAGTCGTTGCAGAATCGCTAAAGCGAAACGGCCCACAAACCGCTTATGAGCTGGAAGCATCCACCGGGATCAGTATTAAATCGGTACGCGATGCTTTGAATTTTGCCATGAGCAAAGGCGTCGTTAAAAAGTTCCGTGGCCAGATTAAATATTCAGTGCATAAAGAACTGACGACGAAGAAAAAGAATTTAACGTATTACCGAATAGCGAATGAAACCCGATTGCCAGCCGTTTTCAAGCATCCTGCACCACCGGCAAAAACGAAGAAACAACGCTTTATTCCGGCCAGTTTGGAAGATGAGAACTTAAGACTGCTGTTTTTAGCGTTTAACGTAGCGAATGAATACTGGAGAGAACCATGACATCCAAACTCACAAGCCCTGCCATGAAAAGGGCTTCAGCAAACTACAAAACACGAATTGAAGGCGAAGGCATTAAGCGTAAAAGCCTGTGGATTAAGCCTGTTGACCACGCGCTAATTGACAAAATCGCAACAGAGCGCAGCAACAACACTGGCAGCAAAAAGCCAAGCTGTATGGCTGACATTATTTCAGAGGCTTTGGCAATGTATTTGAAAAGCCAAGCCTAACGCAGAGCTCAGGCGCGGAACGGGGCGGCCCGTTCGCCCCGTGCATAACTATAAATTGATCCATATATTTCTTTCTTTATTTTTTCACTTTCTTCTTCTGCTGTTTCGCAATCGCAGAGATATTTTGAAACTCAATCTCTGCGATGCGTTCGGCTTTTCTGGGATTCATGCTTTGATCCCCTATCCTTTCTAAACCCATTAAAAAATGATTCAAAGCCGATGCCAATGGTCGATCGGTCAGTTGATCAGATAAATCTGCAATTTGTTGTAATTCGTTTTGACTAAACATAATACGTTCTCGATGGTGCAGGTGTTTTAATGGCCACGCCATTTTTAAGGGTCACTCGGTCGCCAATGGCTAAAGTATCTAACGAGGCAACCGTTTTTAATCCGTTGGGCGTGGCGATTTGATACGCACCGTTACGGATGCCCATGACGACGCCTAAAACGCTTTGTGATGGGCTTAAAAGCTGTCTGAGTTCGTTGATAACAAAGGTCATTGCGGTTGCTCACATTGAATATTAGCTTCAATCTGGCCTCGGATATAACGAATCCGAATGCCGGTGATTTTTGCTTTATAGCTTTCAGCGGTGGCAGGATCGGACACGCTGACGAGCTGCCCTAGGCGCAAACCATCCCGATAGATCACATCCAAATTATGATGCACAATCGGATGTGCGTGAGCGTTCATTTCGGCTTTGCCCCGCACCAACAGCATTTCATCACTCAGCATGGGTTCTGTGATGGGATCGCCATCGATGTCACCTAAGCCGCGCTGGACTTCAATAATCATTCTTGCACGGCGGTTGTTCCGCTGATGACGACCAAAACGCTGAAATCTGTTAATCCGCCTAAGCTTGCTGGCGATGTTAAAGCCACAACAACAGCTGTTGTCAGATAATCTACTTGAGCTACGGCAACACCTTCTGAATCAGATTTAACAGTTTGCTTATCGGCTTGCAGCGTGATACTGCCTAAGCTACGTCCGAACCATTGGCTGCTGACAATTGAATCCGCGGGCGTGCTTAAACTGGCGCTGTCTTCTTTTTCAAAGAAAACCTCATCGGTTTTAGTGACAATCTCATAACCGGTTTGTGCCACAGAACCCGCTGAAGCTTCTAAATCGGTCAATGTCACGTTGTCGGATTTGTAAACCAAAATATAAACCGTATCACCTGGATTAAACGATGTTTTACCGCCATTTAATCCATCGGCACGTCTATCAATCTCAGCGGATAAATGCCCGCCTAATCCGTCTGGGTCGCCAAATTGCACTCTGATGGTTGCTGAACTTGCCATAATTAACTATCCATTATAATAAATTGAACTTCTTCTACCGAATCAACGGCCCAAGCTAAATAATCCACGCGGTAATTGATGACCGCTAAGCTATACCCGCTTTGGGTTTTAAGCGTTTGTTTGTTAAACGTCACGTTGCCTAAATCGGTATGCTGCCAAGTGATGCTGATGATAGCAGCCACCGGATAAGCCGTTTGCGCTTGCCCTTCAACAAACTCAACCGTTTCTGTTTCGGTGCGTGAGACCGATCCTAATGCCGTGATTTGTGTGCTTGGATGCCCCGAATGCACGAGCGTGACTGCACGATTGCGACTTAAATATGCTCTCACTTCTTTGCTACCGTTCTCTAAAACAATCTGCTCTAAACGATCAGCGCTTTCTGTGCTTGAATCGGTTTCGTTGCTCACAGTAACGCGATTAAACTGCATCAACGCTTGATAGTTAGATGACGATGCAAAGACTTCACTATCAAATAATTCAAACGCAGCCGGTGCCGCTTTATAATCCGGCACGTCAATCGGATGCAATAAACGACAAAGTACCGACCCATCGGGCAAAGATTCAATCACTCCTCCCGCAGATTCAACAATGCGTCGGGCGGCGGATAACGGGGTAAGTCCGGTTAATGCAAGTTCTGGAATCCACCAGTCCGGCAAAAGCCAATTGACTGATCCGATCAGACTTTCAACCGTGGTTCGAGCATCGACCGGCACTTCGCTGTAAATCTCCGTTGTTTGCGCAAATGGCGCATCGAATAACGCAACCGGTGATAAGGCCGAAATAGCATAGGTTGGAACTGGATCACGACTGAGCGTTTTACTATCGACAATCAAGTTAAAGGTTTCTCCCATCACCGTGATGGATAACGCTTGACCTAATGCTAACGAGGCAAATTCGGCCGCATCCGAAGTCTGTAACGTACACAGATAATACGGGGATTGCTCATCGGCTGATAAGTCACAACTGATAATCTGATTAGACATTGACTGCAAAGACCGGATTAATAATGCGAAAGGATGGGTCAGGTTTTAGCGCATAAGCTAAGGTCAGAGACTTTCTAAGCGTTGTATTTTCTTTGATGTCATAGTTGATTTGCAATTGTGTTTGATTAGATTCATTGAGCGAATAAACACAGTCTAAAGCCGCTTGATATTGCGTTTTATCTTCATAACGCAGCGTTAAAGACTGGGTGACTGATTTAACTTCCCCATAGCTCAAAGTCACCGCTTGACTAACGACCGGTGCATCCCCATAACTCAACGTCACCGCTTGACTGTTTTGGCGAGTCAAGTTATACGCCAACTCTAAAGCCGCCGATACGACCGGTGTTTCGGTGACGACTAAAATACGAGCATACAGACTCTGATACATTAGATCACATCAATCGTAACAGGACGCGATACAGCATAATCGGGGTCAACAGCATCCCCGGTAAACACAAACAATCCTGGGGCCGGCGCATCGCCTTGCGTCCAATTTTTAGTCGCAATATACACATGTTCACATTCCCCAAAGACACAGGCCGCAATATCGAATCCAGAGGCCGGAATAGAGTTAACCACCATCGGGGCGACAGGATGACCCACAGGAATCCAACCCGATTCAGCTCTGCCATCGCCCAATGGGGAAAAGGTATTTGTAGAAGTATTGGTCAACTCAACACCATCAAGGTCTGTCATATACGAGAGGCCGAAATTATTCCAGACACTCCAGATACCATACCGACACGCAACACCTTGGCTTAAATCAGCGGGATATCGCTTTGTCTTGGTAAACGAACACATGCCGACCATCGTTTTAGGCAAAATATCACCGGGTTGATCGGCATGAAAATGAACAAATCCGGTCTGTGCGTTACAAAAAAAATAAACGGTTAAATCTTTAAGTGCATCCGGCCAGGTGATATTAATCGCAGCTTCACTGTAATTTTTAGCACCGACATCGGCATAGTCAGCCCCATAAACAGAATAAGCGGTCAAGACACCCAAGGTATCATCCACAATTGCAAAATGCGGTAAATCGTCATCGATGGTTCCGGTAGCCACGCCAGCCGGATAAAAATCAATGGCCGTTGCGGTGTTGATTTGCACATTAAAACCGGCATTGACCAAATAGGTTTTGATGCTGCCAAATAATGCCGTACACGCAGCGGCATCAAACGTGCCAGCCGTGTAAGTCTTTTGAAATCCTAAAAAGCTCATGCGCTTTCCCCTTCAACCGCCAAATTCACCGTATTATTCGCCAGGGTTGTGGTCCCTGCGGGGACTTTACGATAAAACCATAACGGCAGTTGCGCTGGATTCGTATCAAACGTCACGGTATCGCCTGCCACAAACGTTCCACCCCAAGCACTGGCTTGAATCGTAAAATAAGGACTGCTGGTCGATGGATTCGATGGGGTGTAATCAGAGCCTATATCGCCCCCCGTCACACTGCCAGCGGCCACACCCGCTGCCGTAAATGCCGTGGCGCTGGTAAAAGTCAGCGTCCAACTGTCGTAAATACTGCCTTTGTTATTCACTTTAATGGCAGATAGCGTTCCAGCGGTACTGGTCACGGTTAAATTAGCCATATCGCCCTGAATGTCTGCCGGTTGATAAACCGAACTGACAATCGTATTGGTCAATGAGTAGTTATTATCAATGGTTCCAACTGTGGTAATGGTTGCCACCGCTCCGACATAACTGATCGTATCAATCACTGGCCAGTCGGTATTGGTTCCGTCGCTAATCCGGATCATATCCCCGACTTTAAACGGCTCTAGGGTGGCGTAGTCAGCATGTTCACCGGTGACGGTTAAACCGGACGCGCCTGATGTGATATTGCTTTGTAATACGCCTACGCCGTAATGGCGACCGGTGGACGTGGTATCGTCAAACGTACCGGGCGTCAAGGTGACAAAGTCCAGTGCGGGCGTGAGTGCGGTCAGATACAGTTTCGGATTAATCAGCGGGCTGAATCCGGTGGCGTTCAGATGTAAAAACGCCTTTTTCCAAGTGATTAATCCAGCGGTTCGGTCGTCTTTGCCTACATCGGAAAACAGGTTATTTTTAACACCGGTCACCACGGAAGTATAAGCCATGCGGCCATTGATATCGGGTCTGAAAACCAGTTCTGCGTTCGTTAATGCCATATTAAATACTCATAAGTTTTAAGGTGACGGTGTAATAATCGTCGTGTTCGGTGTAACCGGTGACCGGTCGAGCATCAAAAGCCGGTGGGTCATCGTGTTTAAACACCACGTTTAAGCTTTGTCCGTTGGCTTGCAACACATACACGGCCCCCGGTGCATCGGCTTTGGCTTGAATGGCTTGCACCTCGGCTAAGGTTAGCCAACAACCGTTACTGTCTGATGTCAGGGTAATGGTTTGCCCAGCGGTCAGGCTTTGTGCAAACACAACAACTTGTCCGTTTAATGTTCTGCGACTGCTTTGGGCCACGTTGACCTTTGAAAATTCATCTTGCCAGATGAGGCCATTGGGTAAGGTGATGTCGTCTAGGATTAGGGTCATAAGGTGTACATTTCCAAGCTATCAATAAATCCAGTTTCATTGGCCCCGTTCATATTCCGAGTGGAATCCGACAATGGACAACCAAAATGATTGTAAACACCACAATCCCCGCTGACAAAATCAATGGTATTAGCCGCAATAAAGGCATTCAATGCAGCAATCACATCTGCGCTTGTTACAGCAGAATCCGTCAATGTGTAAACCGTTTCAACCACAACATCTTGTGTTGTACTGGCTTG